TCGGCCATCACCGCCGACACGGTCTACGTGATGAACGGCTGGACGCCTGGGTTCGCGGGCTCGGTCCTGAGCCTCGCGTTCGTGACTGGCACCACGCCGGCGGGCACGGCTGGCAAGGACATCGACCTGCAGGTGCTCATCGACGCGACGCCGACTACCGGCGGGCTGCTGACGCTGCTCACGGCGGACATCAACGCCATCGGCAAGGTGAAGGCGGCCAGCGCGATCACGGCGGCCAACACGTTCGCCGCTGACGACACGCTGAGCATCAAGTGCAGCGAGTGCACGGCGGCGTTCGTGGAGGGCAACGGAACGCTGCTGCTGACGCTCGCGTGCAAGCATGACCACACCTAGAACGTGAGGAGGATCTGACATGGCTAATGCCATTGATATGGGGCGCGGCGGTCTCCAGCTAGCGCCCGAGGTGCATGACAGCGCCGATGATCGCATCGTGTCGCTGCGGCGCGTCGTCGAGGCGGCCAAGAGCGGGCGCGCTCGCGAGGCGTTCGGTCCGGACGACTGGACGCACATGGCCGACACGATCGACCGCTCGATGCGGGCGTCGTACCTCCAGACGAGTTTCCCACTGTCCTACCAGACCCTGGGGTATCGGGACGACTCGCGGTCGTTCGAGGCTGGCTCTAGCTACGACGTGTTCGGCGTGCGGCTCGCTCCTGAGGTGGCGCTGGGCGCCGACTACCCCGCGAACGCTGCGCACGATCGTGGGTTCACCAAGACGCTCAAGAAGTACGGCTGGACCTGGCGGCTCCCGTGGGAGAGCTGGGCCCGCGACACCGCCGACCTGGGGCTGCTCACGGCCTGGCCCAAGAGCTGGGGTCTCTCGGCGCGGTACACCATGGAGTTCCTGTTCACGTCGGCGTACGCGGCTAACGCCACGTACTTCGCGGCGGGCAACGGGAACTACGTGGAGGGCGCTGGCACAGCGCTCAGCGAGACGTCGCTCAAGACCGGGCTCGCGACCATCACCGCTGGCATGACCGGTCCCGCGGGGGACGTTGTGCCGTACTACGGGCCCGTCTACCTCGTCGTTCCGCCTGCGCTGCGGTACACCGCGCAGGAGCTCGTCGAGTCGGACATCTGGATGGGCGGCAACACGAAGAGCGCGGCCAAGAACAGCCTCAAGGGCGCGGCCACGGTCGTCGTCAACCCGCTGCTCCCGGTCATCGATCGGGTGTCTGGCACCACGGCGTGGTACCTGTTCACCGATCCCAGCTGGGACCGTCCTGCGTTCCGCTACGGGCACCTGCGCGGCGCGGCCGAGCCGGAGATATTCGTGCGCGAGTCCGACGCTCGCCAGCTGTTCGGCGGCGGGTCCGATCCGTTCTCGGGCAGCCTCGCGAACGACTCCATCGTGTTCAAGCTGAGGTTCACGTTCGGCGTGAACGCGTGGGACACCAACGGGGCGTACATGAGCAAGGGCGCCGCGTAGCGGGAGGAGTGATGTAGATGCCTAGCGTGACGACCGTCACGTACGGCGCGACAGTCAGGGCCGGCGCGGGCGCTGGAGCTGCGAACCCGATGGCGATCTCTGCCGAGGGCAACCAGATCACGGTGGCGGCTACTGACCGCGTCACCATGCACTCGCTGGTGGTGCCTGACGCGACGACGGACCAGGCCATCGACCTGGGCGAGTGCGCGTCGGTCTCGTTCTGTTTCATCAAGTCGTCTGCGGAGATCACACTGCAGATCGACGATGGGAGCACGGGCGAGGTGCGGGGCGTCAACCCGGTCTACCTGGAGGCGTTCCCTGTGAACGCGACGGCGCTCTACCTGAGCAACGCCTCGGGCGGCGCCGCGAACGTGGACGTGCTGCTGGTTGGGCCCGTCGCGTAGGCGAGGTGCCTGATGATCGGGACGTATGACCCGACAACTGACGCAGGCATGGTGCGACTCCTGATCGCGGACACGGATGTGACCGATGTCCTGTTCGCTGATGAGGAGATCGCGGCCGCACTGGATATGGGCGGGAGCGCCAAACTGGCGGCGGCGACGCTGCTCGGCGCTCTCGCCTCGAACCATGCGCGGCTGGCGATGCGCATCCAGCGAGGCGGCGTCTCCGAGGACATGACCCAGGTCGCCAAGGAGCTTCGCGCGCAGGCCGCAGTGCTGCGCGAGGAGGGGCTTGCGGAGGACGCGGGCGCCGTCCTGGAGGCGACCATCTCGCCGTCGTACGAGCGATACAGCTACACACGGAACCTGCTGCTCGATCGTGAGGACGAGGTGCGCTGATGCGCCAGGCGTCCATCGCGAGTGTACTGGGTGAGGTGCTGGAATGGCAGGCATCGGTACGCGTGTCAGTCCAGCGCCTCGCCACAGGCGATGAGGACTCTCCTGGGTGGGAGGATACAGGGGCCGAGGTCGAGATCATGCTCGTTCCGATGTCGACGGAGGAGATAGAGACCCGAACCCTCCAGTACGAGCACCCGACGACCCACAAAGCGTTCACGCTCGCATCGTCTGGCATTGAGCTCGCATCGCAGCTCACCGTGGTCGCGAGGCGGGATGAACGAGGTCGGTGGACAGCACTGCCGGCAGACAGCGGCGAGCGGTACCTGGTGCGCGGACTCCTCGTGACTCCAGGGGTACCCGAGCCGTGGGATCAGACAGAGCTGCACCTATCGCAGCTGACACAGACGAGGGGGCGTGACTGGTGAGCACGTGCATGAGACCAGTTCGGGTCATCCTCGATGAGTACATCGCTAGCCTGCGGGCGTTCGGTGTGGAGCCGCTCTCCGGGGCTCACTTCCGCAAGGGCCCGCAGCATGGGTTCCGGCTACCCTCGGGCGTGACGGTGGCCGTGCTCGTTGGGCTGCGCGGCACGTCCGGCTCGGAGACTGGTGGCATTGGCCGTCGGTCCATGGTCACGTGGAACATCGACGGCGCTGGCCTCGTGCCGATCAGCGCATCGGGCGCCTACGAGACGCACCTGGATCTGGCGCAGTGTTTGTGGGACTGGCATCAGGCCGATCGCTCGGTCGGTGGGACGGTGCTCCGAGCGCAGCTCACGTCACTGCAGTGCCTCACGGACAGCTACCTGAGCGACACAGACCAGGAGTTCCACGTGGTCGAGTGGACCAGCGCGGTCCAGGTTCTGCGGACGGATGTGCCATGATGGCTACGGTCACCGTGGAGATCATCGACAAGCAGCTCCGGGCCAAGCTCGCCGAACTGGCGAGCGACCCGCAGAATCGCGAGGCCATCCACCGTGGGGTGACGCGCTCGGCGCAGGCCGTCAGCCGGCAGGCGAAGCTCCAGGCGCGCAGTCTGTTCGGACAGGGCCGGAGGAGCAAATCCAAAGCTCCGAGCGGCCGAGGCGGGGCGCAGCTCGTGAAGAGCATCGGCGTCATCGACGACATTACGCGCCTGCAGGCTGATGTTGGGCCCTCGGTGATCTATGGCCGGATCCATGAGCTCGGCGGGCGCATCCGGCCCGTGCATGCGAAGTATCTGAGCGTCCCGATCGGCACGGCGTGGGGATCGCCGCGGCGGTACAAGCTCCAGCTGGCGTTCCGCAAATCCGCAGGCAGAGGGCTGACGAAGTTCCTGGCAGACGAGTCCGGCAAGCTCCAGTACGTGCTCGTCGACCAGGTGGACATTCCAGCGCGCCCCTACATGGGGCCAGCGCTCAAGCAGGCCGCGCCCCAGATCAGGCGCGAGTTCGAACGAGTCGTCGAGAGATTGGCGGGGTGAGATAGATGCCGGTGACTACCGGACGATCGCAGTGGTTCGCATGGGACTATGAGCCCGCATCTGGGTGGAAGTGGGCCGGCGGCGTCAACTCTGGCGGCCCTAGCGATGGGTTCGCTCGGCGCAAGCGCACATGGATTGGCGGGCGGAAGAAGAGCGTTCCGGGCCGAACGACCCTTGGCGGTAGCGTCGAGCTCGACGTGACGGCAGACAGCGTGCCGCTCATGGAGATCGCGGTCCCGACAGCAGGGGTGCTCTCGACCTGCAAAATGTCTGGTTACACTGGCCACCGGATCTGGGTGCACGGCGGCTGCTACATCAGTGAGATGACGATGACGCTCGCCGTCGACGAGTGCCTCAAAGCCAATCTCACCTGGATGAGTCTGCCGCCGTACGACACGACGGCCGCGCCGATCACTGAGCCGAGCCCGGTGGATGACGCGACGTTCGAGGACTGGGCGGCGTACGTGACCATCGACGGCGTCGGCACCTACGAGGTGCAGAGCGCCGAGGTGAGTGTCAACAACCTCGCGGAGTACTGGAACTCGATCAAAGCGCGCAGTGTGGGCGAACTGCGGGGCACCGATGGGATCGTCTACGGCGCCCAGGAGTGCACGGCCGACCTCGAGGTGCTCATCCCTCCGGACATCGACATCGTGGAGGACTGCCCAGACTCGCCGGCCAGCCTCATCATCGAGTGCGGCAACCCCTGCAGCACGTCGCCTGGGACGCTGACCATCACGGTCCCGAACCTCGTGTGGGCGCCGCCCGCCGAGGAGGGGTACCAGAATAGCGAGACCGGCCTCGTCACGTGGAAGTGCTCTCTGGAGCAGTCGCCGTACGCCGCATGCACGATCGCGTATGTCTAGGAGGCAGAGCATGGCGCAGCAGGACACGCAGTATCTGGTTGAGATCGCCCGCGCTGAGCCAGTGCGGGTGCTCATCCATGGGCAGCCATACACGCTGACGCCGCCCACGCTGGGCGACGTGTTGGCGATGCCGACCGGCGGCCCACGCCGGAGCGAGGCTGAGACCGGGTATGAGATGGCGATCCGGATGGTGCATGCGGCCATGCGTCCGCACCATCCAGAGGTCACCGAGCAGTGGCTGCGTGGGGTGTTCACGACGGCCGACACCGAGGCGCTGAACACCATCGTGGAGGCGCTCACAGGGGGAAACGCGCCCGCGGCGAGCGCGGACTCGCCGCCATCCACCCAGGCTACCAGCTAGTGATCCTGTGTGAGCGGTTCGGCTGGTCTCTGGAGTACGCGCAGGGGCTGCCCTACCTGCAGGTGCGCGCGATCATGCGCGTGCTCGATGAGCTAGACCGAGCGAGGGGGCAACGTGATGGCTGAGCAGTCTGTCAGCGTACGCATCAAGGCAATCGACAACATCACCTCGCCCATGAGCCGGATCGCGACGACGATCAGCGGCGCGTTTCGGACGATGCGGAACGCGGCCGGGCTCGCGACGGCCGGCATCAACGCTGTAGGGGCCGCTCTCCGGCGCGCCCTGCCGATCGCGGCTGGCCTCACCCTCGGAGGCGGGCTGCTCGCCAAGTCGTTCCTCGGGGCCTCGATGGAGCTTGAGGGCTACCAGGCTAAACTTGAGGTAGCGACCCAGAGCACCGAGGCCGCTGCAGAGATGATGGTGTGGGCGAAACGGTTCGCTGCCACCACCCCATTCGAGATGTCGAGCGTCGTCGACGCGGCCACGCGTCTCGAGCTGTATGGCCTGAGCGCCAAGAAGTGGCTCCCTCTCGTTGGCGACATGGCTGGGGCCATGGGCAAGGACGTGACGCAGGCGGTCGAGGCCATCGCGGACGCGGTCAGCGGGGGAGGGTTGGAGCGGCTCAAAGAGTTCGGTGTCACCTCGGCAAAGCTGCAGGCGGCTGGCTGGACAGGCTCGTACGTCGACGAGGAGGGCATCGCCACCCTAACCGCCGCGCTCGAGCAGATCATGGGCACTCAGTTCGCGGGCGGCATGGCGAAGCTCATGGACACGGCGACGGGCGCCCTGTCGAACTTCCAGGATGCGGTATTCAATGTGCGCGCAGCGTTGGGCGACGCGCTCCTGCCGGCGCTGAAGACCATCATGCCGATCATCACATCGTTCGCCTCACATCTCGCTGAGCGGCTACGCGAACTGGGGCCAGTCCTCACGGAATGGATCACCACGAAGCTGGGAGCGCTGATCGGGTGGGTCCAGTCTAGCGGGCCGCAGGTCCTGGCCTGGGCGCGCAGCCTCGGTGAGTGGCTGTGGAAAGCCGGCCAGGCTGGCTGGCAGGCGCTGACGTGGCTGGTCGACAAAGCGCGCGAGGTCGGCACGGTGTTCATGGAGACCGTGTGGCCGGCGATCGTAAACTTCGCGACGATGGTGCGGGACGTGCTCGTGCCAATCTTGGTGCAGCAGTTCGGGGGGTCCGCAGACTACGCGCGCGGGACGATCCAGGCCCTCGCGGACATGGTCGCGAGGTTCCTCGACGCCATGACGGCCAACCTACCATCGATCGCTCAGAAGTTCAGTGAGTTCGTCAGCACCTGGAAGGACAGCTTCCTCCCGGTTATCGATCGCCTCGTCAATGAGCTGCTCCCTCAGTTCCTAGAGATCGGCATCGCCATCGTGCCTGTCATGCTCGCTCTGTCAAACGCCATCATGCCGGTGATCGATCTCATAGGCGCCATTGCGGGCGGGGCGCTGGACCAGATCACGCGGATCACAGAGCCTCTCAGCAAGGGCCAGTATGGTCAGGCCCTGTGGGAGGGCATCAAGAACCCCTGGAACGCGTTCGCGGTGGATGCACCTGGCGTATTCGACGAGGTCTATGGCGGCATGAAGGACCGCCACGCGGCCAGGCAACGGTGGGATGCCGCGCAACGGAATATGCCGACCGTCAACAACAACATCTACCTGGACGGCCGCAGGGTCGCGCAGACCGTGAACAACCAGAACCAGATCGCGAGCCGCGAATGTTCGAGGTTCTGAGACCATGAGTAGCATCACGCCGGTCAGAGGGTATGGGCAGGTGCTCGTCTCGACCCCGCGGCACTGGGGGCAGGTGCGGCGCCACGGGTGGGGCATCGAGCACTCGTTCCCACGCCTCTCCGATCGGCTGCAGTCCGGACAGGCGGACGATCCGCGCATCCCAGGCCTGGAGGAGTGGACGCACGACGGGACGACGACGATCCCGTCGCTCCGCGCCATGACGCTCGCGCCGACCAATGAGTGGATAGACCACTGGCCCGACGGATGCGACAACGAGGCCGAGCTCAGCACGTTGTTCGACCTACCTGGGCGCGCGGATGTGATCTACTGGGACGCGGTCACCGGATCCTGGACGCCGGTCGCGCCGACGGGGTACGGGTTCCACATCTGGCTCGCGACCGCAGAGCTGTCATACGTAGGGAACGCGGTCATCGAGACCCAGGGTGACTGGGACGAGGAGAGCTCGCTCCAGGTCCTGTTCTGGACGTGGTCACCATACGGGGACGTGACCGCGCGCCCATTCGTGCGGTTCGAGATGGGCAAGACGGCGCTGGGCGTGGGCGGGCTCGCTGTGCATTACCCGATGGTGGCGCCGGGTGGGATCGGGGACACCGAGACGCGGCCCATCGTGCTGACTGCCGATACCGACGAGGTGCTCGCCTACCTGGACGATCCGACGATCGGCGACGCGTCCGCCGCGCTCACCCCTCAGATGCGCGTGTTCACGATCCGAGCGGTGGAGCCGCATGTGTATCTGGTCTCGGTAGGCATGGGGCCAGAGGTGCTGATCGTCCGGGATGATCTAGCGCTCAACGCGGGCCCGCTGCGGGTGACGGTGCAGGGCGGCGGGTGCGCGTTCACGGTGAGTCCCATCCGCTACGAGCTGGTGGGCACGGCACAGAAACTAGTGCCGAGCGTGTGACCGGGGTGGGTGGGTCGGACTGAGGT